AACGAAGAGGCAATGACCCTGGCAATCGCAATGATTGTGAAGTCAATGAATGATAGACATGAGTGTAAAACACTGGACCTAGAGTCACTAACGTTTGGCCAATTCGTAGATCTAGATGTATACTTAGCCTTAGGGTTAGATAAACACTTCTTAGATATAGTAGACTTAATAGCACCGGATGCCGAATGGGCTGACGAGGCTATGTGGGCGATAGATAAGTTTGCACAATTCCGTACATACACCTATAGACAATATAAGGTACTATTCGGACTTACTGATAAGGACCTAGATGAAGCCGAAATCAATGGCGACACAGAGGTCAAGGACAAACTACAGATAGCCCGCTCATGGTACAAGGTGATTGTATCGCTGGCACATGATAACATATTACATATAGACCATGTCACAGAGCAACCACTAAAGAAAGTACTAAACTTCATGGCCTTACAGAAGGAGAAGGTCCTAGAAGAGAATGAACAGAAATTAAAACAAAGAAGACAATATGACTTACAAAGAACTCGTAGATAGTATTAAGGCTACGGTCGATAGACACTATATCCTACAAGACTTCGGGTATGGAGCACTCACAGACATTAAGACTGTAGATGAGGGTACTAGAGTAAACTACCCATACGCATTCCTTAATCCTACACAGTCAACTAGAACAGGACAAACAGTTACTTACAGGTTTAACCTCATAGTAATGGATGTAGCACAAGAGGACCCAACTAATGGGTTCGCTAACTACCTTAGTGTGCAATCAGCATGCCAACAGTACATCGATGATATACTGGCTAACCTAAGATTCTCTAAGCCATACGAACAGTTTGACCTAACACTAAATGTAAACCTAACACCATTCAAGGAGAGATTCCAAGATACAGTAGCGGGCATGACAGCAACCCTAGAGATGGAGTTACCACTGGCACTTAATGATTGTATCACACCGATTGCCGCTAATGTCTTAGTAGACTATGGGTTCGTTAATAACATACCTATCGAGCCAGATCCTACGGGTCAAACAATTGGTACAAGCACACCTACTTACGATCCACAGTCAGTATACCAAACATGCAATTACACAGGCGTATTTGTACCTGAGTTAAAGACTTACGAAATAGTACTTACGGGTACTGCACAAGCCCTAGAGTCTAAGCCTATTACACAACCACCTACACTAGCACCTAATAAGGTTAATATGACAACATGTACAGCTGCAGGTAACCTAGGTCCTCAATTACCTACTAAAGTAAGTGGTTGGCCACAGGGTCAAACAACTACTACAGAGTTTACGTGGTCAGCTACATATAACTTTACAACCCCTAGTTTGGCAGCAGATGAGAAGGTAGCACTGTTATGGTCGCTACGTTCAGCAGACCCAGCGGACGAGTCACAAATGAAATTCATAAACACAGACATAAAGATCTATGAGTTGTAATATAACAGCAGGCATTAGCACAGGATGCAATGACCAAGTAGGAGGCATTGTAGGTATACACTACTTTACATGGTCATCAGACCTAGTGGTCGAGAAGGACGCTAACGGTGTAATTATCAGAGTCTATAGAGCGAGTAACCCTAATGCCAACATACTATGGTATTTTGTAGATTGCTCTAACATGGCAGGTAGTGTAACAGAGACTTACAATGTTGGAGGTACTGGTAGTATCTTAGGGTTCCATCAGTCAGCTACCTTCTTTGCACCTGAGACTGCTATGGATGATAATCCTGCTAGAACAATGCATAGCTTTATAGGAGACTTAGCTGCACAGAATAATCTAGTTATCGGTATAGAGACTGGAGATAACGGGCCAATGGAATCATATTCAAAAAAGTGTTTTGTCTTTGGCCTAGAAAGACCTGCGTATTGTGCAAGTGGTAGTAAAGAGTCAGGTATTTCATATACCGATAACAACGGGTATAATATGGAACTTGCAGCAGACTCTAAGGCACCAATGCAAGAGATTGCCTACATGGCAATGCACTCTAACAATCTAATAGAGCAGTTATACGTACCTAATGGTGATACCTTATGGACTACAAATACTATTTGGAACTTAGATGATGTTGCCGAATACGAAGGTGCTAATATTACTCTATATGATCCGCCAGGACTACCACTACTAAGACGTAGTCTAATTGCACAACCAGGCGAAACAGTTAGCTATGAAATACTAGTAACAGTCGACTGGTCAGCAGATGCATTTAGTGGTACTACATTCTTACCAGAATTATCACAAAACCCAAGCTCGCTTGGAGTCTATACTCTAGACACTACAGCATACCCGCTACCAACAGCACCAGGAGTTGCAACGCTTAAAGGTAAGAGTACGTTTACAAATAATACTAATGCACCAATTCAAAGTGAACCGGTAGTACTAAGAGGTGCTACACCTAGTGGCATAAACATGAACACACCGCCTTTCATACCTCAACTACAATTCCTAACAATAACTAGAACAACATGACAGTAGACCAATTCGAATCAGCACTCGGTGACTTCGGTGAGACTATGTCAAACCTTAGTCCGATACTTACACAAATAGGTGGCCGACTAGTAGACCAGGTAAAAGAGGGAGCACCGATAGACTCTGGCGCACTAAGACAATCTATTAAGGCAGTTATCCAAGATGACTCTCTGGCCATTGAAATGTTATACTATGGTATCTTTCAGAACTATGGAGTAGATGGCATGCAGAACGCCCCAGCGCGTGAGGTGCCAGCATTTGGTGTACCACAACCTACTGCAGGTAGACGATTCGGATTTAGCGGTGATTACACTATGATCGGAGGTGGTCTAAGCTTCGGTGCAAGAAAACAAATATATAAGATGGGCTTAAAGCCACAAAGCTTCTTTGATGTAGACGCAATCGCAACAGCGGTAGCAGATGGAGTAGCTCAACAATTAACACAAGACTTTTAACTATGGCAACAACAGTAACACTATCACAATCTCCTGGCGACTATAATCTAGCGTATGGACCTAACCCAGTTACTCTAACTACTCTAACTAGTGGAGCTGACAAGTTTGTGCTACAAGTACAAACACTAGGTGGCACCGTTTTAGCAGATATTAGACAGACAGCTAATACACAAGGTAATGCGATCTTTGATATACAAAATATCTTACAGACTTACGTACACCCTTCACCTGTTGATACAGAACAATTAGGCTTAGGGAGTGTGTCACCTGCTAACCTACAACAATCAATACAAGAGGTAGAACAATACATTCTACGTATTGGTGATGAAACTGCAGGTGTAGTAGATCTTAAGCCTGTCAGCCTAGGACCCTATAATGTAATCGGTGGCAAGAAGCCATGGTACGATCTAACATGGGCAGAGGGTCAATACCAAGGCAGTATTCAAGGCGTATCAGGCACTACACCTGCTTGTACTAACATATTCGGTAATGGTCGACCACTCTCTGATGAGAATGATATTTTTATCTTAGGTAGTGATCTGGTTAACTACATACCTACAGGTAATACTGATTACCCAAGCTCTATTGGAGTTAATACTAGAATCAACATCCATGATGTATACGCTTCTGACTTACACACTGTGAGTTACTTTAACCCTATTTACAGAGGCTTACCTACACCTGCTTCTCAAGCACAGGGTATAGAAGGTTTTAGAATCAGTAGTTATGAATCTGATGGCACTAGTATAGACGAAGTGGTAATACCTAACATTGTAGCAAATGGCGGTGGACCTAACGTTAACTATGGAGATGGTACACAGCCAAGTAATAACACTGCAATAATTACAGGAGGTTTCGGTCCACAAAACTTATCAAACTTTAACTACTACACTACACCAGTAGCTACTGCTAATTTTACATTAGATCCTCTAGTGTCATACTACTTTGTACAGACAGTAGCGTATAACCCTGCTACTTGTATATCGACTAATACTGGTTACACTGATGAATCCTTACACTATGTACAAATGTATAGAATTTTTGATCGTGGTGCAGTATTCCCACAATCAGGGTGTCTAGACTACGATCACATACAGTTCTCTTGGTTAAACTCATTTGGCTTTAGAGACTACTACACATTTACTAAAAAGAATGTAAGATCAACTAACAGAAAGGCCAATAACTACTTGGCTAATACTATAGACTATAATGCTACTAATTACGCCACTAGTTCTGGTGCAAGAGGGTATACCACTTACTCACAAGAAATCAAAGAGCAGTTTACAGCATCTACTGGCTATATGTCAGATGCAGAGGCAGACTACTTAGAAGGTCTATTTAACTCACCAGATGTTAGAGTACGTCTGGGTAACAGTGCGCCTGCAGGTTACGATTCCTACTTCTTTGGCTGTAATGTTACAAGTGCGTCATGGACTGAGAAGTCTTACAGAAAAGACAAACTATTCCAATACGAAATTAAGTTTAAATTAGCTAATAATCTAAAATCACAAAGAGGATAATATGATTCAACTTAAAGTATATGATGATCAAAATAAGTCTAGTCAACATTGGTTAGATCTCTATGAGACTGAGCCGATCAAGCTAAACCTAAGTGTAGAAGATATTACTAACGCTGAGGCTAAGTCAGTATTCTCTAGAACATTTAGAGTACCCGCGACTAGTGCTAATAATGAGTTTTTTAATCACGCGTTCCTAATTGATGGCGTTGACTATGATGTTACTGTAAAGAAACCAGCAGAGATCATTGTAGATGGTGCTGAGTTTAGACAGGGTCACATTAGACTACAACGTATCTTTATTAATGGCGCGCAAGATAAAATAGACTATGAGATAATTTTCTTAGGAGAGACTAGAGACTTCTCATCTGCTATTGGTGATGCTACTATGTGTAGCCTAAATATGCCAGAGCTAAGTCATGTGGTAAACAACACTAACATAGAGGCAAGTTGGTTAGCGTACCCAGAGGGTAGTCTAACAGCCGGTCTAATTAATGGAGATGTTTTATATCCCCTAATAGACTTTGGTAACACGTATGATGAGAATGGTAGTGCTGAACAAACTAGAGTAGCTGTTGGCGGTACAGGTTCTAACTTTACA